CCTATTCAGATCACAAACTTTTAAAACTAGGCGTCTTACAACGGTTGAAAAAATTTCCCCACGTTGGCCCACAAGGGGACCAGCAATGGTTACAAAAACGGTTGTTGTAATATTCCTAGCCCCAGCTTATGAGCTGTCACCATATCTTACTACTCCTAGCGCGAGGGAGTAGATTCCTGTGTGTCTATACTTATCTTATCGTCTTTAATCTTATTAGACGTATCGGCCTGTAATACAGGCTGTAAGTGCATTATATCGCCAGCTTTACAAGCTAAGCAATATTTAGCAATATGTTCCTTCTTTTCAGAAAGGTCCATTGATTGTGGATTAGTATATTCACCAAAGCGAAATAAACACGCGTGCAGATTAGTCTTGCACTCTATGCATGTTTGTGGATAATTCTTGTGCGTTCGAGCGGAAAGCCACACGTGGTGGCATTTCCTGCATCTATATACACCTATACCATTAAGGTACTGGTAGTTAGCACGAGCAACCCATTTACCTACGAAGCCTTCTGGCAACTTTAGTAGATTGGGTTTTAGTTTCGCTATTTCCTTGACTATCGGACAGATATGATTGTCAGAGATATTTAGTCTCTGATTAATTTCATTGTCATCAGAGTTCTCCACCCCTAAAGGTAAAAAGGTCTCTTTCACGTTGACTGAACCACTGTACATCTTCTTCGATAATACGTGGTAATGAAATATCGTGCCTTTTGCGAAGGCACTCCCATACAACTCCCGCTGGACGTCAAGGTGTCTGTGCAGCGTTGTTAGGTCTTGTTCGAAATCTTTTACGGAAGATTCGTCCAAGGGTAATATGAATCGGTTTACGCTCTCTTGAGGGCATATAATAGCGTACATACTACACTTATCTTTAAAGAGTTCCCTAAGTAACTCAAGATCAAAATTCACTACTCCATGTTTCTCACGCAAAATAAAATACATTACTTTAGCGTGTTTAAGGTAGAATAGTGAGTCGCGTCCACGTACAAACTTATAGTCTGATGTGAACTGAAAGTTCGGTGCATAGCAAGCCAAATTTCCATCCATAGCTCCAAGGGCTATTAGGACAGATGTAGGCCCGCATTTATCTCGTTTGTATTCCTCTATAATCTCCGAAGAGTTTTCGCGAGGAAACTGACGAGGCCAAAAGTCAAGATTATCTTTTCTTCTAGCATATTTCATCTGAATTGCATCAGAATCAAACAGAACTTTCCTTTCAGCCTTTTTCTTGCTTCTCTTGCTCTCAGCCCGTAATGGGCGAGGTTCGTAATACAGCTCTCTAATGTCTAGGAACATGTCCTTGGTCACGGTAATACCGTAACTATAGTCCATTGTGTGTCCTTTCATAACCTTAGTGAAGCATCTAGTAATGTTCTTGAAACGAACTTCCAAACCGTCCAAATAAATGGTCAATGAAAATTCGTCGTCAGGTGATACTTCGCACTCCTCTAGACATGCCTCCGTAAAGGGCACATCGATTACTTCGATAGCGTACTCGAACTTACCTTCAGCATGAAGCTTTGTAGGTAAGTAAGAAAGCAATGTTTCTCTAACCCCGTTAAAGGAAAAGCGTTGGGGTAGAGATGGCTTCCATTTTTCAATGGAATAACCTTCTCGCCAAGTTGAAAACTTTGCAGAAAGGTAAGAGACGAAGGGCCAATTATTTGGCTCTTCTTCCTCATCACTCGAGAGCGATTCGGATACCTTCGAATAGATCTTCCCACAGACAAATGGGATAGTGCTATATAATAAGTCATACCAAACGTCATGCCCTATATGTTTTAACATTACAGGCATTGCTATGGTAATAATGGAAGATATAACATCACGTTCAGAGCGCGATAATGATAGCAAAGAAGTGGACAAACCATTTCTTACCAATCTTTCCAATTTACTTATCAAAGGCATAATTTCTTTCGAGCTATAACCGCGAGAGTAAAGATAGGCTAACAATTTACTCCGCTGTTCAGACTTCAACGTCTGAAGAGGTATGGCTAGGAATCTACGACATAACACCAGTAACGATGAGGGTATTAGTCGTGTGAAACCTAATTTGCCAATAAATAATCTAAGAGCTTGCTGGAATGCCACAATCATGGAAAATTCCAATGATGCAGATTCAGCATGTAACGTAGTCGTTAACTCCATAAATTCCTCTTGCTCTTTATTGTGTTCAAGATACATATCTTTTGCTATCTCAAACAACTGTTCATAATCCAATTTTGAAGACTCTGTCATAAAAGTGACTGTTCCGTCGTCAGCATAGACGAAATCGTCACCAGGTGGCACAATATAGAATTCATTGAATCCGTATTGCCAAACCTTGAGTTTAAAGCGTCTATTTAACGCTCCAGGACAAAACACCGAGTCAGTGTTTTTATGAGTCTGTCGAATAAAAGGTAATTGCAAATTTGTAGTAGTACCTACTATGTGAGGTTCTATCCAAACAATTCCCTTTAAATCCAAATGTGGATTGAGAGCAGTTTTGGGGACATTGTTGATAAAATCAATAATCTTTCTAAAAGGATCTTGAGCGACAACCTTAACATTCGTAGCGCCTAAATCATCAAATATGACGATCTTATGGTGCGATTGAAATTCAGATTGAAACTCGTCTCCTTCATTTAAGATAACAATGTCATCCATAGTACATGTATCATGATCTAATTTATATAAATCACAGCACAATCGTTGCAACCCAAACGTTTTACCTGATCCAGGTGGACCACCAATGATGATCCCAAAGGGTTGTTTACGAATAAAATTTTTCCGCAAAGAAAGTTGCACTCTGGTAAGTGCATCTCTTGCCCTTGTTAATGCCATATAAGCAAAATAAGGCTTCTCTACGAAAGGACTAGAGAGATAATCTTCTACACGTTTGTAGACTTCAGTGAAATTCTCCAGAAATTCTTCATGTGAGTTCTCGTCTAAAGAGGAATAATCCCCTGCGACAATACACGACACACTACCAGTATATTTCTGAAGAGTCAACAAGTCTGTTTCGATGTAGTTGAGCTTTTCTCCCAACAACCTGTATAATAGGGCAGCAGCGGAAAACACTAATGTAATCCACGCAGCCAAAAATTTCGGTACAAAAAGTACCTGTTTCATATATTCAATATTAGTAAGCGGTAATTTCTAAATTGTAGCATTGCTCAGTGCCACAACTGGTATTGTTATCTTTTGGTTGACGAAACCTCTCTTAAATAAGAGTACTCCACGAGGGGAGTGTCTATACGTGCAAAGCCTAAGATACAAGTGTGAAACAAACTAAAGTCACTTGCATACTTGGTAATCCATATACACGCACCAATTTTGCTGCCCCGTAGGATCCAGACTTGAGAACTGGACGAATATTTTAAGCTAAAACATTCCAAACTAGTATTTAATGGAAAGTTCCTGTACCATGTCATCATAAGATGGTAGGTCGAAACCATTCCACTTAATGCGAAACTCTTCATTCATTTCCTGAGACCTGCGTTGAAGATTAATGATCTTTGCACAAAAATCATTGTAAAATTCGCGTCCGTGTAAAGCAGCCTCTCTAACCTGAGATTTAACTAGTTCACGGAATTGTTGTTTAAAGTTCAATGGGGTATTTTTAGGTCTTACCCAATAATAGAAACTTTTCACAATCGAATCATACTCAATAGGAGCCACAACTCCTAACTCAGCATGATCACGGAAAGACCTCTTAAGAAAAGAGATCTCCTCAATGGACTGATAGGGAACAGAGTCTGCTTCCTTTTCAGCCATAGTGTACGAGATACCCCATCGTGCAAACACAGATTGGATATTCGTGTGGTTATACAAAGGGATACGAGAATCAACACCCAATGCATTATCATCGCCATAAGTGGCTAGTGAGACATAATCACGGTAATTAGAGTCACTCAAATGAGGGTAACTCTCATCCATAATAGTGTAATACACCATTCTCATTAGCAAACTGTTAACGATACTGTTAAGCTCAACTGTGAGTGGTTGTCCTGAAGGTTGGCCATTGGCCATTCTTAAGACATGGCCTTGCCAGAACAAGGTCGGAGAAGTTACAGATGTGAGTGCTCCTCGAAGGTAACACAAATCTGATTCGCTCATTCCACCTCTGCGTGCCATCTCATGAAGAATCCATGCTGCCTTATCCAATAAAGCTTTGGGCAGTTGGGTATCATAACCAGAGAAATCACCACATACGAACTTATCGTACTTTCCTCCTCTAGTGAGGAAGTTTTTCAAATCCTTCCAATCGGAACTCTGAGGTGTCATACCCACAAAGCATTCGCTAAGTTCCATATCAGCACGCAAAACGTGCTTGAGGGGGATTACTCCTCTCATCATATTGAGAAAGAAAGTCATGTCGTTGCCATAAAAAGATCTAGTCTTCTCTTCCGCCTTTTTCAAAGGTAGAAGTTCGTTAGTCTTCGAGCAACGCTTGAATGGATCAAAGGTGCCTTCACCCGCTCTCCATTTTCGTTCTTGGTGTGTAATGTCATTTCTGACACTAGCACTCAAGTCCCTAATTTCCAAGGGATCACCCTCTACATCCATATTATAATGGTTGTATTTCTTCTTGCCGTAAATCCAGCCTGCAGAGGATTTATTATTAATTCCTCTAACAATGCCGGTGTTATCGCCTTGAAGAGCCTGCTCCAAATCCCTAACTCTAAAGAAATCAGCTTCGGTATTCTTAAGATCTCTAATAATCTTATTGAAACTATTTCCATCAGGAGCAGCATTATCCAAATAGTCACTAACAGCCCTATCGATTAAATCAACAGGGACGTCAAACTTAGGCTTATGCAACTTCTTCAAAGTAGAGTTAATTTGTTCTTCACCGTTAGGATAGACAGGAGGTTGAGCATTACGAGGACCAAAAGATTCCTCTAAACCAGGGTTAGTGTTTTTGAAATAGTGTTTCTCTGCTCTATCAGCATACAAAACACCATTCCTATAAACGACACCAATCTCCTCAATGGGAGAAGATTTTTCACCAATGGCATCAATAGCAAAACTTGGACATTCGAAATCAAATTCGAAACCCAAATCACTGGTACGTTCTACACAAAATTGTGGAGGCACTGGGTGTGCAATAAAGCACTTCGACTCTGCTATGAGTCTGTTTCTAGCCTCTTCAATCATATCACTTGTGATACGTAGACCAAACCACATATTGGTGCCACTACCTGCAACATGAAATCCAAGGATGCAATTTGAATCCTCAGAGATAATGGGACTTCCGCACATACCATCAAAAGATGGTTCTTGTGCCTCACATTTGATGGCCGCATATCCGGACTGGCGTCCACGGTATTGATCATCGTAATGAGTGAAATCCCACATTTTAGGAGTTGAAAGCCTCAAGTCAATAAGACGGAATGTTCCATTTTCTTCCTTGAAGAGTTCTTGACCTGGTCCACCTTCTGGTTGTTGTCCTGAGGTGAAATACTTGCGTAAATCAGGCTGAACGGGCATATTAGACATGTGCAACAAAACTGCATCTACATCGTTGCCACTTCGATCTTTCAAAATCCTATAGCTATCCTGTCCAACGTCCGTATCTTTGTAAGATGAGGTACGTTTGGTATTGTCGGCACAAATTTCAACTGTGAATCTACCAACATTTGGGACAGCATGTGCAGGAAGCATAATTTCAGATCCACATGGAATACCTCGCACCATTTGAGTACTATTAGGTGTGATAATCTTCACCACAAGCATCTTTCTACCGATAAAATCAATAGCTCTCTCACGAGACGTAGTTTGAGCAGCCTCTGAAGGCTTAGCTACGTAAAAATACTTAGTCCTATCCGTACTATTGGATGGCTTAAACTCAGGTAAATATGGTTCTGAAGCTACATCCCTCTTGGATTCAGTAGTGCTAGAAAAGACACTGGCACAAACTTTCAAGCCAATAAGGAATGTAATTAGGCTACCGGAAGCACCTAAGATAGAATAAAAAGTCATTCTACTATAATAATGTTCTCGAATAGCTTGCGCACTATTACGGTAAGTGATCTCTGTTTGTTGACGCAATTTCTTCCTCATAAAGAGGTA